ACGCTGACCGCGTGGAGATGCAGGTGTCCATCCCCGACCGCAAGGCGAAGTACACGCCCTCGGGAAAGCTCTTCATAGCTCTCACGCAGGACGAGGACTACATCGCCTCTCACCTCTCGCGCTCCCAACTGCGCGTCTTCGCCAACAAAATCCTCAAGGAGCTGGACCGCAAATGAAGAACCAACACTTCAACGTTTTGATCAAGATGGGCGCGTCCCGCTTCGACGTCCACGTTCGGGCGGCCGATGGCTCCATCGTGACCTTCGACCTCTACCGGAAGACCAAGGAAGAGCGTCGTGAGTTTCACCGGGAGTTCATGAAGGCCTACCGGGCCTCATGAGCGACGGCTTCTACGGGAGCCTAATGGCCATTGTGTACGGCACTGCTGTTGCCACCATGATTGCCGGATGGTGTGGGGCGTTCAACCTCACACCTCCACCAGCACCACCAGCTCCCATCGTAGCGCCGGCACCGGAAGGTCCCCGCTGCACCCTCGCGTATCCCCGTGGCTTCAAGTTCACCAAGCGTGACAAGAAGCTCGCATCATGCGGCAAGCTCGACGTCGATGGCGTCGTCTGGAGCCTGTGCTCCCGCCGCATCCCAACCTAGGAACAACGACTGATGTTTTCCAAGATCAAAGCCTTCTTCGTCCGCGTCGAGCAAGTCATCGAGCACGACGTCGAAGCAATCATCTCCTCCTTCACCGACACCGTCACCAAGCTGGAAGCGGCTGTCGTTGCGAAGACCAAGGAAGCCGAGCACCTCACGCGGGTCTCGGTCGCTGCAGAGGCCCAGGCCGATGTTGCATACGCTGCTGCTGAGAAGGCTTCGGCCGTCGCAGCGAAGATCAAGGACCTCGTGTCCTAACGTCAATGCCCGCTGCTTCGGTGGCGGGCACCTACGCTCTACAATTCGAAAGACAATTTCTATCTATGGCTAAGAGAATTACCGTTACCCTGCCGAAGGGCACTGCCGTTTGGCCGAAGCTCAACGAAGTCGACGTCTACCAGCCGAAGGACAAGAAGGGCAACCCGAACGGTGCCGTGAAGCGCCGCTTCATCACCCGCCTTGAGTTCAACGACGAAGATCACCGCAAGGTCGACGCCTACCTGAAGAAGGTTCTGGCGGACAACGACATGGAAGGTGCCAAGCTTCCCTGGAAGGACGAGAAGAAGGACGGCAAGAAGACGGGCAAGAAGCACCTGGAGATGACCTCCGGTGAGAAATTCCCGCCCCCGTTCATCGACAGCAAGGGTAACGAAATCCCGCGCTCCAAGGTCAAGGTTGGTGGTGGTTCGATCCTCAAGGTCGACGTCACTGTCAACGTCTACACTGGCTTCGGCGGCGGCATCAATCTGTACATGAACGACATCATGATCGTCGAGCTGAAGCAGCGCGAGCGAAACAAGATGGCCGTTGAAGAAGGCGGCTTCGTGTACGATGGTTCTGACGACGAGGACGAGAGCGAAGACCTCGACGACGCTGGGGCTCCCGAGACCCCGTCGACCGACATGGAAGACGATATCCCGTTCTAATGTCGAAGCCCGCACTCACCATCGAGCCTGAGTTTCGCTCAGGACTCGAACGGGACGCTGCGGAGAAGCTCACTGCGGCCGGTGTAACGTTTGGCTACGAAAGCCAGCACATTCGTTACATCGTGCCTCAGCGGGAGGCCAAATACCTCCCGGACTTCTCCTTTGAAGGCTGCCCGATCATCCTCGAACCCAAAGGTAGGTTCGGCGGCGTCTTCAAGTTCAAAGGACGAATGAACGCACCGGGTAAAGACGCTGCAGTGAAGGAGCGACAGAAGTTCGTCCTCCTCAAAGAGCAGCACCCACACCTGGACATCCGCTTCATCTTCAGCCGCGCATCAACGCCCATCTACAAGGGCTCCAAGACTTCCTACGGCAAATGGGCCACGGACCACGGTTTCAAGTGGTGCGAAAAGGTCGTGCCCGATGCGTGGATCAAAGAAATTCTCGCCTACCTCAAACCCAAACGAAAGTGAGCATCATGTCTGAGACCCTGACCATCGGCACTCCGAACCTCGCCAACGACCTGACGCTGGCTCCGCAGGTTCGCAAAATCCTCGCGCACCTCCTGACCGGCAAGACGATCACGAACAACGAAAGCATGCTCGTGTATCACGTCTCGCGTCTGTCGGACGTCGTGCTGAAGCTGCGCCGCGCCGGCTACGACATTGCCATGACCATGAAGGTCGACGGCATCGGCGGCAAGTACGCCAGCTACAAGCTGGTGAAGTAATGTTGAGCGCTCGCAACCTCTACCTCGCAGGCACTGGACTGCTCACGCTTGCAGGGGCCATCGAAGGAGGCCTCGTGCCTGCCTTGGTGGTCGCGGGCATCAGCCTCGTTGTCTACGGGTTCGGCAAGCTGCTCGCACAAGCTGGCAGCTCCCTCTGATGGACTTCGCATTCGCTTACATCTTGATCGCCTTCGTGACGTTGGCGGTCAAGGTGGCGTTCGTGCTTGCAGCGGCGATCAGCATCTTCGTGGTGCTGGTCGTGCTTCACGATCACACAATCGCCAAGGACTTTTCCAGGCTAGACCAACAGAAGAGGCGTGATGAGTTGCACTAAGGGGCCGTGCCCCTGCGGACAGTCTTCGGACGCGTTCGCTACATACGATGACGGAAGCGGGAGCTGGTGCTTTAGCTGCAATGACAAAAAGAAGTTCGCGCACGCCGGCCCAGTGAGAGCCCAGGCACCCAAGGAAGACGGCGCGAAAGAGTGGACACCCATCAAGGGCCACTACGCTGCACTGGTCGCCCGAGGGATCACTGAGGAGACCTGCAAGAAGTGCGACTACCAGCTCGGAGAGCGGCGCGATGGGACCAAGGTCCACATCCAGCTGATCAAGGACGGTAGCGGCCGGCTGATCGACCAGAAGACCCGCACCAAGGACAAGAAGTTCTCCTGGCTCGGGGACAGCGTCTACAAGACGAACGGGGGCATCATCGGCTCCTGGAATTGGCCCAGCAAAGGCAAGTCCGTTGTGATCACCGAGGGCGAGATTGACCGCATGTCGGTCAGCCAAGCCTTCGACAACAAGTATCCCACGGGCTCCCTGCCGAACGGCTCGGGCTCCGTCAAGAAGGCCATCCTGGCTGACTGGGACAAGCTCTGCGCGTTCGACACCGTCTACCTGTGCTTCGACAACGACGAGCCCGGTCAGAAGGCACTCGCTGAAGCCTGTGAGCTGCTGCCGGTCGGCAAGGTGAAGATCATGACGGTCCCGCACAAGGACCCGAATGAGACCCTGCTGAAGGACGGTCCTGCACCAATCGTGAGGGCCTACTGGGACGCCAAGGCATTCCAGCCCGATGGTATCCGTGAGGGACGTGAGTTCACACGGGAGCGCCTGAAGTCCAAGAGGGCCAAAGGCTACCGCATGCCCTGGCCCAAGCTCGACGCTATGTGGCTGGGCTCCAGGGACGGCGAGCTGACGACCATCTGCGCAGGCAGTGGCATCGGCAAGACGACCATCGTGCGTGACCTCGCGTATGCCATGCGCCTGGATCACAACATGAAGGTGGGCAACATCTACCTGGAGGAGGACAACGACACCTCAGCGAAGGCGTATTGCGCGCTGCATGCTGGTGTGCCCCTCAAGCAGGTGCTCAACGACCCCAACAGCATCTCTGACGAAGCCTGGGACGCCGCGCTCGCTGCGGTGATCCATGACGGCATGCTGTTCTACGATCACTTCGGGTCGCTGGAGAGCGAGCGTTTGATGACCATGATGCGCTACATGGCGGCCTCTGGCTGCAAGCGTATCGTGCTCGACCATATCTCGATTGTCACCTCCGGTCTGGAGAGCGGCAGCGAGGGCGAGCGCAAGGACATCGACATCCTGATGACCAAGCTGGCGTCCTTCGTGAAGGAGACTGGCTGCAGCGTCTACGCCATCGTCCATCTCAAGCGGACGAAGAAGGACTTCAACGGCGGCGACCAGATCAATCTCAGCGACATGCGTGGAAGTGCTGCCATCGAGCAGCTGTCGTTCAACG